GGCCTGTTGTCGGTATCTGGTTCACTGCTCTTGGTGTTAGCACCATGGCATTCAACCTTAACGGATTCAACTTCAACCAGTCGATTCTCGACGGTCAAGGTCGTGTCCTGAACACCTGGGCAGACGTTCTCAACCGCGCTGGTCTGGGCATGGAAGTCATGCACGAGCGTAATGCTCACAACTTCCCACTCGACCTTGCTGCTGCTGAGTCCACTCCTGTGGCACTGACTGCACCTAGCATCGGTTGATAATCAAACACTAAAGTGTTATACTGAGAGGGTCATAAGACCCTCTTTTTTTATGTTTAAGTATATTTTATCAGGTCTTCTTCTTGGTATGGCACATGGTATGACTGTTCCTGTTAATGCTGATGAAGGCAAGATTACTAAAGGATACTACACCATGGACGCCATGGGTTGTATGCTTCTTAAAGAATGCACCAAGGATGTAGAAAGGATCAACTCATCTATTGATCTTATGAATGCATTTCCACAATCCGATTGGGATCCAGTCAAAGATGAGTTTGATCAGATTATGATCGCTTTCAAGGAGATTGGTGTTGATGTACACCTTGCCGATGAAAAGTATTTCCCTGTGGGACATCGTGGTGTGTATCACACTGTAAGTAATCACTTCTATCTCAATCGCTCATATGTGTATCGCCCACATGTACTCATGAGTGTTGTTCGTCATGAAGGTTGGCACGCTGCTCAGGATTGTATGGCAGGCACGATCAAAAACAATATGATTGCTATCATCAAACCAGAGGAAGATGTTCCTATGATTTGGCAGGAGATGGTAGAGCGCACCTATCCTCCTCACGCACAACCCTGGGAGAAGGAAGCAACTTGGGCAGGCAAGACTGCTAACATGACTCAGGAAGCATTAGAGTCCTGTGCTCGTGGAACGATGTGGACCGATTATGATCCTACTCCCATGACTTCTGAATGGTTGCGTGAGAACGGATATATTAAATAGTAATGTATAGTTTTTGGATTCACCTAGTAGCGTTCTTCCAAGTTGTTGTGATGAATTGTATTCAACCCGTAAACTGGAAGTATTGTTATAGGGTAGATCAGTGGTTAATACCAGATCTTATTGAAGGATATGAGATCTGGACAGAGAAATCGCATCCTTATCAATCAGAAAAGGAATACCTGCAAAGTGTACAGGGAACCACATCTACAGAAGAAGAGTGATGAGTGTGCTGCCATTTGGTACGAATGGTATGATGCAAAGTTCAAAGATAAAGATGAAGAAAAAGCGAATAGATTAAGAGAAAAATGGAACGTTTGTACATCAGAGCATAGTGAAATGATAAGTCAGGAAGCCAAAACAAATCCACGTTACACTTCAATCAGAAAAATATAGATAGTGTAGTCGCATGAACTATATGAAGTTCTTTTTTGCACTACTCGCTACACTCTTTCTTGCTGCTCCTGCTTGGGCAGTAGATGTTCAAATGGGATCAGGTGGTAACTTGATTTTTGAACCAGCAGATGTTACAATAAATGCTGGAGAAAGTATTCACTTCGTGAATAATATGCTACCTCCACATAATGTGATCGTAGAAGATCACCCAGAACTCGGTCATGAAGCATTAGCAATGATGCCTGGTGAAGAGTTTGATGTTACTTTCCCTGATGCGGGTGACTACACATTCTTCTGTGGTCCTCATAAAGGGGCAGGTATGATTGGCACAGTACACGTTGAATGAACTAATGGCACAGATTACAATCGAAACATCCGAGGGCAGCACTACGTTTGAATGCGCCGAAGATGAGTATATTTTGGACGCTGCTGATGAAGCAGGTGTTGACCTTCCTTACTCTTGTCGTGCAGGAGCATGCTCCTCATGTGCAGGTAAGATTCTATCTGGAACAGTAAACCAAGAAGATCAATCTTTCTTGGATGATGATCAGATTGAGGCTGGTTTTGCTCTTCTTTGTGTTTCTTATCCTACTAGTGACTGTGTTATTAAAGGAGAAGCAGAGGAGGAACTTTACTAATGTCTTGTGATTTAAGAACTAATATTCTTGATGCTCTTCGTGCTAATGCCGAAGGTGAAATCAAAAAAGCAAAAGCAAATGTGGAGGTGTATCTTCATAACCCTGTAGGTATTGGTGAACATCCAGATGTTCTTGGAGCAATTCAAGAGCAACTGGATATCATCGCTCATGCAGAGGAACGTATTGAAGCAATTGAAAATTACTTCAGACAACATACTCACGACTGAGTACAAATACCATTGACCCCTATTGTAAAGTATTGTAAACTAAATACTGAAAGTAAAAACAATGGGGGTTATGACAACTTCTACAATTTCGCAACAACAATATCAGAGAGGGTGGTTCGATGTCCTGGATGACTGGCTTAAACGAGATCGCTTTGTCTTTGTGGGTTGGTCTGGATTACTTCTTTTTCCCACTGCTTATCTCGCAATTGGTGGCTGGCTTACTGGCACAACGTTTGCTACGAGTTGGTACACCCACGGACTCGCAAGTAGTTACCTTGAGGGTGCTAATTTCCTTACAGCGGCTGTGTCAACGCCTGCTGATGCTATGGGTCATTCTCTTCTTCTACTTTGGGGTCCTGAGTCTCAGGGAGATTTCCAACGCTGGATCCAACTTGGGGGACTCTGGAATTTTGTGGCGCTCCACGGTGCCTTCGCCCTAATTGGGTTCATGCTACGCCAGTTTGAACTCGCACGTCTCATCGGTATCCGTCCCTACAATGCGATTGCTTTTTCAGGTCCTATTGCCGTATTTGTTAGTGTATTCCTCATCTATCCTCTGGGACAATCCAGTTGGTTCTTTGCGCCGAGTTTCGGCGTTGCGGCAATCTTCCGATTCTTACTTTTTCTACAAGGATTTCATAACTGGACACTCAACCCCTTCCACATGATGGGTGTTGCAGGTATTCTTGGTGGGGCATTGCTTTCTGCTATTCATGGTGTTACAGTAGAGAATACCTTGTATCAAGATGGTGAACAAGCAAACACATTCAAAGCGTTCGATTCTACGCAGGAAGAGGAGACCTACTCAATGGTCACAGCTAACCGTTTCTGGTCTCAGATATTCGGTATTGCGTTTTCTAACAAGCGGTGGCTTCATTTCTTTATGCTTTTTGTTCCTGTCATGGGTCTATGGGTCTCTAGTATTGGCATTATTGGTCTTGCTCTTAATCTTAGGGCTTATGATTTCGTAAGTCAGGAGATTCGTGCAGCAGAAGACCCAGAGTTCGAGACGTTCTACACCAAGAACATCCTTCTAAATGAAGGTCTCCGTGCTTGGATGGCACCTGCTGACCAACCACATGAGAACTTCATTTTCCCAGAAGAAGTATTGCCAAGAGGCAACGCTCTGTGATATAATGAGAGGGTTAACACCCTCTTTTTTTATGCTAGGAAATCTGGAACCAGAAGAACGTGTTATGGAAGGATCAATTCTTGATCAAATTGCTGTAGCAGCAAACAAATTGGGATGGGAAGTTGGTGAGGACATCACGGTAGAGATTGGTGGTATGTCAATCTCTGGTATTGATGTAGGTGAAGAGTATAACAAGAAGTGGCAATCCCCAATAGGTACTCGTAAGTATAATAAAGATGCATTCATCATTATTAAAAATCAATCTCGTAGAGATCTAACTAAGTCAGTTCCCAATCCTGAACTTAAAGCACATCATCTCAAAACTGAGAAGGAACTTGCCGCTGAACTTAAGAGAGAGGATGATGCAAAAATGTATGATACCTACAGCAAATAATATGTTTGGGTATTAAGATATATTATTGACTGCCTGTTTGTAAATATCTAATATAGTATTGGGTTCGCATAGAACACAACTATGAGAAAAATCAATACGTTCGTATTAGAATTTACTATTGCAATCATTGATTATCTGTATAGAGGTAGACACTTCCAACGTTTTTGGGTGCTTGAGGAGATTGCTCGGGCACCCTATTTTGCTTTTTTAAGTGTGCTTCATTTGCGTGAATCATTAGGTTTACGTGGCCAATGGCACATCTATCTGATGAAAGAACACTTCGAGCAATCACTAAATGAAACAGAACATCTGGAACATATGGAAAGTAGGGGCGGTAATGCTTATTGGATTGATCGCTTTTTTGCCAGACACCTCGTACTTGTCTATTATTGGATCAACGTGGTTTATTATTGGATATCTCCTCGCGCTGCATACCATCTGTCATACGAAATAGAAGTTCACGCAGCAGAAACTTATGCTAAGTATCTTGCATATGAGGACTACAATGATAAGGACATTTGGCGTATAATGAATGATGAGGTTCAACACTTTCAAGAACTTGCGGAAGCGATGAGAATTCTTGACCCTGATCATCTAACTGTGAGAGAAAAAGATCGTGAACCATTCCCACCAGATGTAAGTGATTTAGTAGTAAAAGAAGAGGAGACAGTAGGATGAATCTAGCAGATACTCTTTTATGGATATCAATACCTTTTGTTTGTGCTACTTTGGCATTTGGATTAATTAAAGGCGACAATGACTATTACGACAGCGATGACTACGATGGAAATGGATGTGCTCACTAAAGGAATTGTTATCTTCGGAGCAACTGGAGATCTTTGTAAGAGAAAATTAATCCCTGCATTATATAATCTTTGGAAAAAGGGTCTCCTTCCAGATAACTTTTTGATTACTGGTAGTGCTAGAAGAGAACCAACACCAGAACAATGGAAGGAATCGCTTGGGGAATATCCTGAAGAATTTTTACACCTTTTAGATTATCAATCTACTGATTTAGATAACTTAGATACTCTTCAGAACCTTCCAAAATACTTGGATGATAATACTTACTTTTTATCCGTACCCCCAGAAAGATATGCGAATGCTATCGTCAATCTCAAAGAAGCAGGACTCCTCGAAGACCCAGAAACATCCCGTCTTGTTATTGAAAAACCCTTTGGGTACGATTATCAATCTGCTGATAATCTACAGTCTGTGGTTGGGAGACATCTACGCGAAAAACAAGTCTATCGCATTGACCATTATCTTGGCAAAGATACTGTTAACAACATACTTGCTACTCGGTTTAGCAATATTCTGTTGGAACCTCTATGGAACCGCAATTACATAGATGAGATACAGATCTTTGCCACGGAGACTATTGGTTGTGATGGTAGATCTCAATACTATGAGACTGCTGGAGCAGTTCGTGACATGCTACAAAATCATATTCTACAAGTGCTTGCTTTGGTAGCAATGGAAGCACCGTGCCGCATGGACGCTAAGGAGGTTCGCCGTGAAAAAACAAAAGTTCTTGCTGCAACAAGGATGGGAACAGATGCCATTTTTGGGCAGTACATTGGGTATCGTGATGAAGAGGGTGTTGATCCTGAGTCTCACACTCCTACCTACGCTGCTGGTACTTTATTCATCGATAACTGGCGTTGGGAAGGAGTTCCTTTTCGCTTCATGACAGGCAAGAAAATGCCTTATCAGTGTGTAGAAGTTGTTATTAAACTCAAAGCACCTCCTCAACAATTGTTTGATGGGCATGAATACAATGATCGCATTGTAATCAGATTACAACCACATCCACACTTTGATATTCGTATTGACATGAAAGCACCTGGGCATGGTGACAATGTTGAGACAGCGACTCTTACTCACAGATACCCTGATTGGTTGGGTGTTGATGGTTATGAAAAACTTCTCTTCGATGCTATCAACGGTAATCAATCCAACTTTGTTCATGCTGATGAGGTTATGGAGTCTTGGAGAATTGTTGATGATCTTTTGTGTACAGGAGAGAGTTGTTTAATTAATACTATTCCATATCTTTACACATCTGGTTCTTGGGGACCACAAACAAAAACAGATTCAATTACTAGTTGGGACTATCCAGCATGAGTATATTTTATGTAATAGTCCTCATGGGACTTCTTATTGCAGGCATGCAACTTACTTGGCCAGGACGGTATAGAGGATAGTTTATAAATATATGAAACCCAGTGTAGATCATAATGGCAGCTGTCCCATTGAATCTGACCCTAGAACAGGGCACGGACTTCCAAGTAAATTTTACTGTTCGGAATAAAGATCAATCTCCTTTGAACTTGTTAGGTTATACTGCCTCAAGTGAGATGAGGAAGCATTACACTGCCACAAAAAAATATGATTTTGATGTAACTTTTGTTGATAGGTCCAGAGGAAAGTTAAGACTTTCTATGACGGATGCTGTTACTGGAACCCTGGCAGAGGGTCGATATGTCTACGATGTATTTGTTACTTCTGCGAACGGAACCAAAACAAAGGTGGTTGCTGGTATGGTGTTAGTACAACCAGGAGTTAGCTTCTAATGGCAGATTACGTAATCACATTAGATGATGATCAGGATATAAGTATTGGTACACCAGATTATAATATTGGTGTAAACTATGAGATACCATCTAAAAGCGTACAATATCAGAATCTAATTCTTGATAGTATTGCATCTCAGTTTGATGGTACAAAGACAACTTTTGATCTCACTGTTGATGGTGATCCATATACACCAGTAAATGCTCAGGGATTAATCATATCTATTAATGATGTGGTTCTTAGTCCTGGGGTTGACTATAACGTAAGTGGTAGTCAAATTATTTTTACAAATCCTCCTGCAGCAGGTAGTGAATTTTTTGGTGTTGCACTCAGGACGGTTGCAGATCTAACCAGAACGATTAACTTTGTTTTGGATAATGGATCAAAAGATATCACTACTGGAGTCAAGGGATCTCTTGGTCTCGATGTATCTGGTAGAATTGAATCATGGACTTTAGTTTCAGAGAACGAAGGTTCAATTGTTATAGATATTAAGAGGGATAAGTATGATACTTATCCAGATAGTTTGACATCTATTGTTGGAACAGAGTATCCCAAGTTGTCAACTCAGAAAAAGAATAGAGACGAGTCGTTGTCTACCTGGACGACAGATATTGTTGCTGGTGATATTTTAGATTTTAGCGTAGTCTCTTGTACGGGCATTCAAAAATGCTCACTATTCCTTAGGTTAATCCTTTAACCTACAGAACTTTATAAATAAATCATAGGAAACACATGTTCATTAGGAGTCCACTCAGATGGCTTTATTAGTATCCGACAATGGTGAACTTCAGTCGCTCAGATACTTGGTTAACTCAGATAGAAATATCCCTAGAAACCTTATCCTGAAACTGTATACTTCAAATACAGTTCCAACTGAGACTGATGTTCCCTCACAGACAGCATATTACGAACCATACGACGCTACAGGTCTTGTAGGCTATGGTACAGAACCTTCTACAGGTTATCCCTCCATCATCAATTCTCGTCATGATGAGGATTATAGTAGACAGTATGGTATCTTCCTGAATGGAAGTCAATGGAATGTAAGAACCATTCTCAACCCAATTGCTACCACCACGGGTAGTGGTAATGTTAACGAGTACACGATCACGGTATCCTCTGTTTCCAATATCGCGGTTGGTCATTATGTAAGCGGCGGTAATGTCGGTACTAACGCTGTTGTTGCGGCAATCGATGGTAACACTATCGTTCTTACTGTAAAGAACGCTGCTACCTTCTCTAACCAAGCACTTGAGTTTGGTGTCGGTACAACAACTGCATCTTATCCTGAGCAGACTTTCACCTTTACCTCTGCTGCTAATAACATCTACGGTTATTATCTGATCAGAGCAAACAACCTGCCTATCTCCCTGAACGGTGTTGAGCACGCGGTTAACGTCGGAACTGGTCTGACCATTGCTAAGGCACAGACAAGTGGAACTATCGGTAACTCTTATATCGATCTGTATCCATTCCAATGGTCTCCAACCGTAGCTGGTATTGGATCTGAGTTTACTCTGACTGTATCCTCTAATGTTGGTATTAATACCAGACAAAGAGTTCTTGGTACAGGTATTGCTGAAGGTGCAAGAGTTGTTGGTATCATGAATACCACCACGATTGTTCTTGACAAGAAGAACACTGGCACAGTATCTGGTGTTGCTACCTTCTATCAAGAGAACACCGAAGACATCTGCGTTGGCATGGGTGTCACCCACGGTAACATTGGCGGTGAGGTTGCTGCTATCCTCGCAGACACCACCATCA